AATCCAAGAGCATGTGTGCTACTTTAAGTTTCAACGGAAATATTGCTTTGACTGACCACATACCCATAGTCGGACAAGCTGTAAGTGGTTTTTTTATTTGTGTAATGTTCAACGATACCCTTTTGTTCCAATACTGTCTTGTGTGAATGGCACTCTACACATAACGATTGGAATAGGTTGTTGGTAAACGCATGGTCTCCTATCTGTGCCCATGGAAACACATGATCCACTACATTAGCTTGACATACTCTGCCCGCCAATAGACAACTTACGCAAAGTGGGGAACGACTTAGTTGTATTCGTTTGGTTTGCTTCCAGAATGGGCTTTTGTATTGCTGTTGCCTGTCCCATCTTTCCTGTGATACTTCCTTTCTTATTCCATGCTTTTCACAGAATGAGCTTTTACCTATTCGTTGCTCTTTACAACCTAACTCTATGCACTTGGTATAGGTAGGTAAGGTAGGCATTATGGTGTTGGATCCTCTATGATATGTATAGGGTTATTGTCTATCCAAATATCAATGCTTAAACCAATGCTTTTGACATAATCCATTTTAGCTTTGCCCATCGTAAAGATAATGTGATCTTTGTCTAATACTTTCCCAATACTATCCATAAGCTGTTCGTTTTGCTTTTCTCCAGTATGATGGGTTACACAATACACATCCCATTTACGCATCCAGCACATATAAATAAAAGTATCCCAAAATTTAGGGTCTGCGGAATAAGTATTATGGTAATCTAGAGCAACGGAAAGATTTTTCTCTCTCTTTTCCTCTTTGAAACCGCTTGCATGGGCGGCTGAAGCTACTTGTAATGCTTTGGATTTCGTTGTGAATGGTCCTTTTGATCCCCAATACCAGCCATCTTGCTTTTTAATAACAGGCATAAGAATCTCCATTATTTCCAATCGCCTTTGTTGCCACGATTACCAAGTCTCCATTGTAAAGTAAAGTCATCAGAATATCTCCACCATTTTGGCTGCATTGTATAACTATTACAATATTCTCTAAATGTTCGTAAACCCCATTCTTTTCGCCATGCTAACAACTGTCTAATACCGCATCTATAGATTTCTTTTTCAACCTTGTTCATTTTGTGCTTTAACGAATTCTTTTAATGTTTCGGATTTAATGTCTGGATTTACTACCTTTAATGTCATTCCATAGTTATTTTTTTCTAAATTATCCCAGTCAATATCTTTTCTTCTAATAAGCTGTGTATCAAAACCTTTCCATTGATTTGCTACCACATGTTGTGGTCTGCCATATCTTCTGTCCGTTTTAACGACTCCAGGCCACATTCTTTCTAATGATTTAGCCATTGTTAAACGACCATCGTTCTTATAAAGAACATCAGTATTTCCGCCTTTCATGGTCATAGTTGCCATTTTTTCTATCAAAAACGCATTCATTAATACGGTACACCATCCACCAGAAAGCACTTGTAAGCATAAATCGGTATCCTCGTTGTATCTTCCACGCCAACGATAATCTAAGTCATTTCTTATAAGCAAGGTGCTATAAACATGGCAGTTTAGGTAAAAAGGTGGCATTTTGTTTATTGCAAAGAATGTATAGTTCATTCCAGCAATAGCAATATTTTCATATCTGTCTGTAAAATCTTCAGTTGCTTTAAATGCTGGCAAAGAATTGCATATAATACGCTTTCCTTTTTGCAACCTACGCATAAAGCGTATATTGTCATCCAATATCCAGTGCTTAAAATGACCATTTTTCTTGCTATGTTCCCAACAAAAATTTCTTGCTGGTATTGATCCAAGACCTAAATTGCTAAAAGGAAGGACTAATATGCGGTCAGAACCATATCTTTCTGCATATTCATTTTTTTCTTGTGGCTCCACTACCAAAAAGAAATCAACATTATCTTTTATAAGAAACTTTGCGGTTAAGCAATTCTCATATCTTCCTTTAGAGATTACATAAACTGGATATCTTGTATTCATTTTCTAATTAAAGGAAAGTCAAACTTTTTCCAAATGTGCCCTAAATCGTGGTTAGGTCTACCCCATTTCTTACTCATGGTAATTAAATGAGGCCAATTTTTCATTAGCACTTTTGTTCTTTGCAGTCTGCCATCATCTTTATAAAGATCGCAGTTACCGCCTTTATTTGATCCGCTAGTTACAGTATCGAATACATATACATTCATTGAAACAGTACATAAATGCCCTGAAAGAACTTGCAATGTCATGTCTGTATCCTCGCCCAAGCATCTCCACCTATGAGGAACGGAATTATTAAACAAAATACATCCATAAACTTGTTGGTTTACTTGAAAAGGCTTGCTTTTAGAAAATGCGAATACCTTGCTTGATAAGCCAATAATTCCAATATTGGAATACATATCACTAAATTGCTCTATTTTTTGAAATGCTTCGCCAGCATTTACTCTGCTACCTTTGCCTTTCGTGTAATAGTAGATTTGCTTTAAATCGTCATCTAGTTGCCAATGCCATTGATGACCTTCTGCTTGACTATGGTCTCTTATAAAATTGCGTACAGGCACAGGACCTAATTTTTGTTCAGAAAATGCTTCTGGAGTAACAATAATCCTGTCTTTACCATATTTTTCTATATATAAATCCGCTTCCTGAGGTTCGACAGCAATTCTAAAATTTACTTTATCTTCAATTAAAAAATCGGCTGTCGTGCAAGCATCCCATCTACCTTTGGAAAGAATATAAACAGGATATTTAGGCATCATACATCACCGAAGATACATCCTCTTTTTCTCTATGAGGCCACCAATACGACCAAGTTAAGCCATCTGGTTTTCCAGTATTCATTCCTGAAATTTCAGCAAATTTTTGTCTATCTTCAGCATTACGGAACTGTATGTTAATTCGCAAAGCATTTTCTTTAGGCTCATAATCAGGCATACCTATCCATTCCGCCGCTTCCTTAATGGATGCTATTTCGTTAGATGGGCGAGTAACCATTACAAGATTAGCTAACATCATTTCGTCATAACCTGTTCCGAGTAATCCTTCTACATCCATTTCCATAATTTCTTTAAGAATTTTGGATAATTCCCGATCATCAACCTCTGCCAAGCGACCCAATTCATTATCGCCAGCTAATACTTTAAGTGCTTTTGAGCTATTAGAATCAATATCTAACTTTATTACTGGAACAGTTTTTAAACCTATGCGTTTACTAGCCTTTACGACACCATGTCCAGCAAGTATTACATTATCATTAGCAACTACAATGTTTCTATAAAATCCATGTTCCTCTATAGATTTAATGATATGTGCAAGTTGATCCTCTGGATGTTCACGATAATTTCTAGGATGCGGTGTTAAATCTTCCACTTCCATTTCGATTGCTTGGTATAGTTTTTTATTTTTCACTCAACATCCTTTCAAAATATTCTATGGTTTTAACTAATCCTTCATGCAATGTTATTTTTGACTCAAAATTTAAAGCTCTTTTGGCATAACTAACATCTGGTTTTCTTTGAACTGGATCATCCGATGGCATTGGTTTATAGTCAATTTTTTGCTTTTTTCCAGTTATAGCCAATATTAATTCTGCTAATTCTGAAATAGTAAATTCAACTGTATTTCCTATATTTACAGGACCATTAACTGGGCTTTCCATTAACAATTTTAAGCCTCGAACTGTATCATCAACATAGCAAAATGATCTGGTTTGTTCGCCTAATCCATAAATCGTAATAGGTGTTTCTGTAAGTGCTTGGACAATAAAATTGCTTACCACCCTACCATCATTAACACTCATGCGTGGTCCATAAGTATTAAAGATTCTAGCAACACCTATATCTACATCATACTGTCTTTTATAATCAAAAAATAAGGTTTCCGCACATCTTTTGCCTTCGTCATAACAGGAACGCAATCCTATTGGGTTTACATGACCCCAGTAATCCTCTCTTTGTGGGTGCATTTTAGGGTCTCCATAGACCTCGCTTGTGCTGGCTTGAAGTATCCTTGCACCAGTTCTTTTTGCAAGCCCTAGAAGGTTTATAGCACCGTGCACACTTGTTTTAGTTGTTTGAACAGGATCATTTTGGTAATGTATTGGTGAAGCTGGGCAAGCAAGATTGTATATTTCATCAACTTCAACATATAACGGAAAAGAAACATCATGCCTAATTACTTCAAAATTAGAGTTGTTAGCATGATGTGCAATATTTTGCTTTGATCCAGTATAAAAATTATCTACGCAAATTACTTCATTACCATCTTCAAGTAATAAATCAATTAAATGCGACCCTAAAAATCCAGCACCACCAGTAACTAATATTTTTTTCATTTAGGAATTGGAGTTGTAAAGTATTTGTAAAGCCATACATTTTTTCTTTGTTTTTGATTAGGGTTTGGTATTTCCACTCTAGTTACATATCGCTGTTTTTTTAAATATGACAAAGCCATACTTATTTCATTTGCCTTTAAATCTCCTACGAACCGTTTAATCTCAGTTAAAGTCATATCTTTTTTAGTTGTTAAAAAAGCATTTCTAACCTTTGTGGCTGCATTAGCCATAGAATATCCCCTATTAGTATTAGATAGGGGATATATTACAGGATAAAGTATTATTGTCAAGCAACTAATAGCTGTATTGCCTTTGCTTTAACCGCATTGCCTGTGCCAAACCAAGTGCTATTTAATCTAGCATCCTGCGTTCTTGATGGCAGGTGATGGTCATAATATTCTGTAACCGCATTTAGCATTCCCCATTTAGTTTTTCCAACAAGTTCCGATCCTTTTGCTTCTCCGTCAAATAAATTAAGAATTTTTGCAAAACCTTTGGTTTTTCTAACCTCAAACATAGGATATTCCATGCTTAAAGGGGTTTCCATTAACCTTACAATAAAATCCTTTGCTGATTGACTGCTCATTTTTTGATTTTGCAAAAATTTACCCATTGCCATAAAAGCAGAGAATGACTCAACCGCTAACCCTAGTTTTGCTTTCATTAAGTTATGGTCAAATTCTCTAGAATGTGTAAATGATACGCAGTCGGCACCATCGGCTGTAGCCATAGATAAAGTGTTGTTACAAACAACTCTAACCGAGGTAAACCTAGCAGTTGTAGCTAGTGACCTATCGCATGAAGTTGAAAGTAATAAAAAGCCACCTATTCCATCATCCTTTGTAATTTCACCAAATTTGCCAGTTTCCGCTAAAGCCCAAAGTCGTTTACCACCAAATAAAGTTCCAGCAGTATGTAATTTAAATCCAGATTCCTCTACCAAATCTTTAAAGAAATCAAGAACTTCGGCTGGTTGTACGGGTTTATACCTATCAGAAACAATAGACATAGGTGCATGTGTATCGCTACGGTAAAGAACATTTTGACCAGAAAAAGGTTGGTTATTACCCATTGCATCAAAGTGAACTGGTGAAGATTCTAAACTCCAGTCCATTCCAGCAGCCTTTCTCCAAGTTGCCATGTCTGCATTTTGGTCAAGTTTCTGACCTAAGCTATGCCAAGGTGTTTCGCCTACAAAAGCCATTTCAGCGAATCCGTTTTCTCTAATTGTTAATTCATGTGCCATTTTTAAATCCTTTTCGTAAGATTAAATAAGTCAAGTGCTGATACATCCATAAAACCTATTGCAAACATAATTCCAAAAAAAACTCCTAATAAACAAGCCAAGATGAAGTCTTTCATAATGTTTCATCCTCAAAAATTTCACACCAACTACGAACTTTCGAGTCATACCGATGCTCAATAACAGCAATAGTGTTATCAAGGCTGTCAAACGCTGGAATAACCGCAACCTTTACTTTTCTACCATTTTCAAGATAAAGCATGTAGTTTTTAGCCATTTCCATGATTAAACCTTCCAATGGTTAATGGCTGTAGCAATAGCCATAGATTTATTAGGAGCAAAGTCAATGATTTGACCTTGATTGGCAATTACCCAAGCATTCCGTTTTTTAGCAATATAAAAAACATCGGATTCCTTGGTGGACATTAAAACCCTAAAAACAGTTTTTGATACTGGGATTATTTGTAGATTTTGCATTTTTATTTCCTTTTTTCGTGTTATGGAATTGGTTTCCATACAAGTATTATATAACGAATCTCATAGATTATTACGAACTAAATCAGTTTTTTAAAACTTTTTTGATTTATTTTTCTATGTGAAATGTATGGTGGGGAGTAGCCACGAAAAGGTCGGTTCTTTAAGCCGAAACAGATTATAGAGATGCCGCTCTTACTACCCCCCGTAGATGAGAGGGGTTTCCCCCTCGTAATTCTTAAAACGGTATATCGTCATCCTCAATACTGTTAATTCCAGCACCGCTTGGCACAGGTTTACCAGTATTAGATTCTTTTGGTTTTGGTTCAAATAAAGATACCCAACCATCAAAACCTACAGGAATAGAATCTATTTTAATAGATAATTGACCTTTGTCATTTTCAAAGCATACACCCATTTGATGCCATTTGGTCTTTTCCTCACCATTTCGGTCTTTGTAAGTGCCATTTTTCGTTTTTACTTCATATTTTAAAACCGCCATCATTTTTCTCCTGAGAGGATTTTTAGTCTAGTTTCCACTTCTGCTAGAAACACTTTTACTGCTAATTCCATATCGGCAATCGTATCGTTGCTTCTATGGCATCGCTTAACAAACAAACGATTCTTTTCAGGTATTCTAGGGTCAAAAGAAACAAAATCGCACCATTCCCTATTTGTTACCCACATTTGGCATTGCATTTGTAAATAATAAGCACTAGGTACCTCATCATTCCAAATATAACTAAGATGCGTGGAGGTTTTTGGGCATTTTATTTCTATAAGCCCATCTTTACCTACCAAACCATCAGGGCTACATCCAACCCAAGCAATATTAGGATGTTTCCAAAACCCAGTTTTATCTACGAATGTTTCACGTGAAACTTCGTATGCTTGTCTTGCTTGCGGTTCTGTTTGAGTTCCCCATTCCATATACTCATTTGTATAGCCATTATCATCAAGTTTTTTTGAGTATCGTTCCGCAACAATTTTTTCAATAAAACTTTGTCTAGTTTTGGATGGTGCGTCCCCCCTACCTTTTTGCATTACTACACCAATATTGCTACCAGAAACATGACCTAATCGAGCCATTTTCCATTCGTCTGTTCCTTGCTCTAATAATCGAGTATCTTGATTAAGATTAACCATTCCAGCAAAAGGAA